AATCTAGAAAACGCTCTTCGCACAGTACCAATAGGTATAGCGACAAATGGACCAGCTACTTATAATGTTACTACACGAGCAATGTTTGGCCAAGACCTCCATTTCTGGTGCCAAGAAAAAATGGAGATCGGTATTAAAAATATTACGACTGAAGCTTTCGTGCTGGACATATATATTTGCCAAGCAAGAGACGATATTGAAGATGGTCCCTTCCAAACTGCTGTTGGTGCTTGGACTGCTGCTTGTACTGAAAGTCAATCTTTAAATGGTGTAGCACCATTTACTGCACAACTAAGTCCTACATTCTCTGGTGTAGAACCGATTGATGGACCGAGTTTCGGAAAATACTGGAGTGTGCAATCTAAACAGAGATTAGAAATTCAACCTTCTGAAGTAATATGCACAACACTACAAGGACAAGGAAAATGGATCAAGTATGCACAATGGGACGGGAAGGAAGTAAAAAAGGGTTATACGCTTGATATAATTCTTGTAGCTTGTCCTATATGGAATCCATTCCCAATTGGTGAAGTTACTCCTATCGCTGAACTACAATGGCAAAAAACATGCAAACTTAGATATCCTGGACTCTTCCAAGGAACTCAAATGGCTTTTACAGGTGCGTGGGCTGTATAAATATTTAAACGAGGTCCCATTTCTTTGTGGGGATCGAAAAACGGTCTGCTCCCTGCTTCGTTCGCACTTCCTTTTTCGGCCCTCCTGGCCTGCGGCAGTCGGGGAAAAACGGTTGCTCGCCTTCGCCGGGCGGGAGCATTCCGTTTTTCTCAAAAAAAAAAATTTAAAAAAAATAAAAAAAAATTGTCATGGGGGGGGTCTCCCCCCAAACCCCTCTCTCTTCTTATTGTAAATTTGCTTATTTATATTGTCACTATGTCCCAACGGTCTGCACTTAACTTAGTCTCGTCGGGTGGGAAATTACTAAACACAATAACAATAGGTGGTTGAAAAGTAACTGCTGCACTTTCATACTTTGTACTGAGAAAATAACCATTCTTAAAGGCTTCGACTACTCCATAGGGGAACTGGTCTTCACTTGATCGCGGCCAATCGAAGAAGACATACGGCTCGTAGTTGTAAGCATAGTAGATGTCTGCGTGCTTGCCTCCTGTGACGACGTATCCGACTCCGAAGTTTCGGCAAAAATAAGATTTTCCAGAGTTTCCTGTTTGGTCATAATACCATCGCACTTCTCTTGGATGGCTCGGAGCATTGCAGTAAGAGATGAGGTCCAATTGCCATTGTCCTCTAGGTTCATAGCAAACGGATTCCAGTCTTCGGCATCTTCGCTTTGCTGTTCGAACGAAGTTCGGGTACCTAGCCATGATATGGGGGAACAATTCGAAAATTTGTTCATCTGATAAGGGCAGGGCATCTATAAAATCTTTCAAGTCGTTACGTTTGCCTGGTTTGCTAATATTTCCAAACTCCCATGGGCCTTCAATACGAGTGTCCTCTTTCGTGCAATAGTCTCTATTCTGCTCTGGACTGCCCTTGGCTTTCTCGAGATGGCAACCATCAAAATAGGTGTTCAGGGACTCTTTGGCTTGTTTGAAAGAACGGCGTGTGCTAAATTGAGCATAACCCTGTACATGATCCGTTCCATGCTCTCCACGCTCCCGTTGAAATACCAAATATCCAAATCCTCCTGGGAGAACAGGGACGGAGAAGCACTCCACAAGCTGTGCAATGTAAACTCCAACATCCAACGATCTCTCAGGGGAGGCAGTGTTCCACGTAAAGCACCAGTTTTTTGCGGCCATGGGGGCATAAAGTAAACCGAGGTGGGGGGTAATACTATCCCCCCTCCTCGGTTATATGCGGAAGCGGAACTCAAATTTGGTTTCCACCCCCTGGGGGTGGGAGGCTGACTTTGAAATTTTGCGCCTTCTATGTACCACGCCTGGCGCAAATACTTTAAACCTACTCCTTCACAATACCGTAGAATAGGAGGCTACGCTGGCGGTCTGGCAGGTTATGGTCTCTCTCGGGTTGGCTCTTCGAAGGCGAAGAAAGGAAGAAGACTACGGGCTTCTAGAAGGCCCAGGAGGCCTACGCCAAGAAATAGAGGAAACGCTACTATTACTAGACAGCATGACCTCCGAACAACCTACAAGAAGACTAGACCTTCAAGCAAGGCTAGACGCTTTAGAAGCTTCGCTAAGAAAGTTAAGAAAGCTACAGCGGCGAACTCGAAACTCCACTTCGCACAAGTAGCATCATTAGGAACGCTCTCGTTCCTAACAACTAATATTAACGATGATAACAAACAAATCATCTACCCGAGCAACGCTGCAATCGCTGACACGGACATGCGTTTATATCAAGGAGGTCCTACATCCGTTTTCGCCAATCTAGAAAACGCTCTTCGCACAGTACCAATAGGTATAGCGACAAATGGACCAGCTACTTATAATGTTACTACACGAGCAATGTTTGGCCAAGACCTCCATTTCTGGTGCCAAGAAAAAA